CTACCGCACAAAATACAGGATTAAAAATAGGTGAGTTAAGTACTTCATTCTTGAATTTTAGTAAACGTGTTGGTGATGCAAGATTATCTACTGCAGGAACATCTAAAGACTTTCAAGATTTAGGCTTAAGTCTTAAAGACAATCAAGGTAATATAAGAGATCTTAGCGATCTTTATTCTGAAGCTGCAAAGAAAATAAATCAATTAAAAGACCCTACTAAGCAAATAGCTTTATCTCAAAGATTATTTGGCTCTTCTAATTTAGAGTTAAGTAAATTCATGGGGCAAAGTACAGAAGCTTTAAATGCTCAACGTGAGGAAATACACAAACTATCTTATATAGTAGATAATAAAGCTATAAAAAGTAGTAAAGAGTTTTTAAAATCTTGGTCAAACTTAAAGATTATTTTTTCAGGAATAAAAACCCAATTAGCTATTGGTTTAATGCCTGTATTTAATGAGATGATCGATAGTTTTAAGAAATGGTTTATTGAAAATAAAGGTATTATTAGTCAAAATATAGATACTACTATTCAAAGTTTAACTATTGCATTTCAAGGATTGCTTAAAGTATTAAATTTAATTATTACGCCGATTAAGTTTATTATTAATCTAATGGGTGGTTTAGATAATGCTTTAAGAATTGCTGGTATATCAATATTAATTGTTTGGATTTACAGAGCAGTGCAAGCGTTTAATGTTTTAAGAATTGCTATGTTAGCTAATCCAGCTACTCTTATTGCTACAGCGATTGCAGGGGTTGTTGCTATATTATCTATTTTAATAGAAGATATAGCCTTGTGGGTTAGCGGGAATAATTCAGCTATAGAAAGCGTTTTAGGTTCTTGGGAAAATTTCAGCAAAAAATTTAGTGCTATATGGGACAGTGTGGTCACAGGATTTAAAGACGCCTTGACAAGTATTGGTAATTTTGGAGAAACTATATTTGATTCTATTTTTGATGGTATAGTATCTAGTATCAATAAGATATTGAATCTATTTGATACAATAAAGCAAAAAACTATTTTTGGAGATAAAAATACTAAATTTGCAAGCAATAGTAATAAAGATGTTAAGAATCTTTTAACAGATGATAGTCTTAACTTAAAAAATAGTAATGTTGTAAGAAAACTAAATTTAGTAAATGAAAATAATTTAGTAGATCAACCTAATATTCCCATTACTTCTACACCAATAATAAAACCAATAATACAGCCAAGCGGAAGTGCTAGAAATCTAACAAGCAATTCTAATCTTAATACAGTAAGTCAAACTATTAACGAAAATATTACTATAAATGTTCCTGTTGGAACTACTCAAGAACAAGCGGAAGTGATTAGTAGTCAAGTAAGCAAAGAAATTCAACAGCAATTTAATCAAAACATTTTACGAGGCTTAGACGCCTTAGCATTGAGGTAAAAATTGGCTATTAGTTTACTTGCAAAAATATCAAATATTGCTGGATTAGGTAAATCCTTATTTAGTTCTAATCGCACACAAGTCGGCGATCTAGTGCTAGACGCTACTTATTTATCTATTATTGAATATTCAAGCATTATTACAGATCATCCTATACAAAGTGATGATTATAATTCAACTTCATCTGTATCTGATCATATATATCTAAATCCTTTAAAAATAAAAATAAAGGGTTCTATAAATGCAAGTCCAGTTGATTTAATAAGTTCAGCGACTGGAATAGTAAATTTATTTAGGGGTAATTTAATAAATAACTTTGTTGATGAATTTCAAGGTAAAAGCAAACGTTTAATTACAGCTTATGAAGTATTGCGTGATCTACATTTAAACCGTTCAATTATAGATGTTGTAGAATATAACGATGTGTTTAAAAATATGGTTATTGAAACTCTAAATTTCCCCAGAGATTTAGAGACTGGTGATAGATTAATATTTGATATAACATTAAAGCAAATAAGTTATTCACTTGTTGAAACTGTTAGTATTGTTAATAATGTTAGAAGAACACAGGACTTAATAAGTAATAAAGTAAAATTAGGCAAACAAGAAGTTTTACAACCAACAATTACCGAAAGAGTTAAATTAAACAGTACATTAAAAAATTTAATAGGTGGATAAATGGATATAATCCCTTGGTCAGATAGATCATCATTTGAACAAACTATTGTATTAGATGATAAGATATTTTTTTTAACAGCCAATTATAATATCAGAGATGAAGCATGGTATGTAACATTAGATAACGCAGACGGTGTGAATATTATTAATGGTAAAAAATTAACTTTAAATACTGATATTATAGCTTATGCAGATGATGAATTAAAACCGAATGGCTATATATTTGTTGTTCCTATTGCTGATACAATAACAGAGATCACAAGGGATAATATAGGTGTTGATGTAAAAATAGTATTCATAGGTATTGATGAATTACTTTGATCGAATTTGTGCTATTGATATAACGCCTGATATTAGATTAACGAATTTCAAAATTAAATTTGAGATTAAAAAGAATATAATTTCAGATAAGAATAGTTGCAGGATTGATATTTATAATCTTAATGAAAGTACTAGAAGTAAGATAAGCAATGATATTGATAGTTTAGTTAGAGTAGAAGCTGGATATACACAAAACGCAGGGTTAGTAAATATAGGACAAGGCAATATAAGTAATGTAATACATGAATTTAAACGACCTGATATTATAACTTATATATATATAAAAGATGGTTTTAAGGCTGTTAGAAACAATGTTATTAGTTTATCTTTTATAGAAAATACACCTTTAAGTTCTGTAATAAATGCTTTAATTGCTAAAATTAATTTACCAATTAGATTTGTAGATTATGATAAATCTATCAAATTAAAAGGCGGTTATTCTTTTATTGGGTCAGTTAGCGAGGCTTTAGATCAATTAGGTGAGCAATTTAGTTTTAATTGGTCGATACAAAATGGTGAGATACAGATTTTAAATAAAAATAAAAGCACTGGTAAACAAATAATATTTTTATCTAGCACGACAGGCTTAGTTGATAACCCAGAAGAGGTAATATTGACCAAGGATTTAAAGAAAAGAGTAAATAGTGAATATAAAGTTGTATCTTTACTGCAACCTCAAATAGAAGTGGGCGATTTAATACAAATAGAAAGTAAATTATTAAATGGTCAATACAAAATTAATGAATTAGAACATAAAGGTGATACAAGGGGAAATGAATGGTATACTACAATGACGGTTGTAAAAAATGGATGATATAGTTGATTTAGTTAAACGTATAGGGTCGAATACATCAAATTCTATTCGTTGCTGTATGCCTGCTAAAATAGAAACATATGATTTTAAGACTCAAAAAGCGAGTGTTAAAATTGATATGAAGGAATTATACAGTGATGATACAGAGTTAGATTATCCTGTAGTTTCAGGAGTGCCTGTTGTTTTTCCTTCTAGTGGTGGTGCTTCTTTAACTATGCCAGTTAATAGAGGCGATACTTGTGTCGTATTATTTGCTGATAGAGATTTAAGCAATTGGTTAAATGGTGGTTCAGGCTTAAAGCCACAATCAACACGTAGTCACTCTTTAACCGATGCTATTGTTATAATGGGGCTTAATCCTTTTACTACTACTAGTAAAGCAGAAAATAACACTGATTTATTAATAAACTATGCTGGTTCAAAAATTATATTAAAACCAGATGGAATTTTAAATATAGAAAGTGCTAAAGAGATAAATGTTAAGACTGAAACTATAACTATTAACTGTAAAAGTTCAAATATTACTGTGTTAGAGACAGCTGAAATTACTGCAAAAAACTCAAATATAACTATAGCAGAAACTGCAACAATAACGACAAAAACTTTAAATGTACAAAACAGCGAGATAGCTACTATAAACACAAAAACCTTAAATGTTCAAAGTAGTGAAACTGCTACTATAACTTGCAAAGATGCTAATATAAATGCTAGCAATGAAATTCTTACAAAGGCGGTAACATTAAAGCATACTGGTAATATGACGATAAGCGGTACATTATCAGGAGCGGATAATGGAGTTATAACAATAAGTAATGGTATAACTAACCAAGCAGGTGGTATTACAAATACAGGTGGTATTACAAATACAGGTGGTCAACTATCAAGTAATGGCAAAATACTTGAAACACACACACACACTTATAATGCCCCTGTAGTTGGTAGTACTCCTACGGCGGCAGTCCCAGCTACTACAGGAGTACCAGTATGAGTAAAGATATATTGCTTAATGGTGAACATGACTTAGCAATAGTAGATTTTGATTTAATATTTACTACCCCTGAGCAATTAACAACGCAAAAGATAAAGCAAACCTTGTTATTAGTACTTGGTGAATGGTTTCTAAATAATAATATTGGCTTACCATATTTTACAGAAATCTTTGGTAAAATAGGTTCTGAGATTTCTTTAAGTAGAGTAGAGGCTATTTATATAAGAGCTATACAATCAATACCTGAGGTCACAGAAATAACATATTTTAATATTAGCGTTGAAAAGGAAACTAGAACATTAAAAGTAGATTTTGAAGTTAAAGACATTAACAGTAATTTAATAAGTATATCATTATGAGCGGACTAACTGTAACTGGATTTAGTGCTAAAACTTTTGAACAGGTAAAAGAGGAAATAGAAACAGAGTTAATTAATAAGTTTGGTTCTATTAATTTAAATGCTGAGTCTGTCTTTGGTCAAATAGTAGGTATTTTTGCAGAAAGAGAATCTTTATTGTGGCAAGATTTGTTAGCTGTTTATAATTGCTTATATCCTGATACTGCAACTGGCTCTAGTCTTGATGGAGTCTGTGCAATAATTGGTGTCTATCGTTTAAAAGCAAAGGCAACTATAGTCGATGTTAAGATTATTGGAATTAATCAAACTACTATACCAAAAGATAGTGAAGCATCTGCTTTAGGTATACCTACTGTATTTAAACTAACTAATGATTTAACAATTGATAATGAAGCTTGTATTGCTTCTAATATTGATATTACTGATTTAACCAAAACAGAATATAGCGTTATTATAAATGATGAAACTATTACTTACAATGCTGTTTTAGATAATACTAAACTAGATATAATAGCTGGACTTGTTACCGCAATTAATGATGCAGAGATTGGTATAAATGCAGTAAATGAGGATGATCTTTTATATATAAATTCCGATGATGATAGTAATTTCTCCTTATTTATTACTAATGGTTTGACAATTGTTAATCTTACTGCAAAGGCTCAATTTAAAGCTGTAACAAAAGGTAAAATACCATTACCTGCTAATATACTTAATATTATTCAAACTCCTATTAGTGGTTGGATATCAATAAATAACCCTAATGCAGGACTAACAGGGCGTGACCTTGAAACAGATGTTGAATTAAGAGCTAGGCGTGAATTATCATTAAGAATAGCTGGAGGAGGAACTATTGAAGCAATCAAAGCAAAAATTTTAAATGTTTCAGGCGTAACTTCTGTAAAAATAATTGAAAATAACACAGATGTCGAAGTAAACGGATTAAGTCCACACTCATTCGAAAGTTTAGTATTAAATGGGGTAGATTTAGATATTGCTAACGCAATATGGAACTCAAAACCAGCTGGTATACAGACTATAGGAAATACTAGTGTTAATATTTTAGATAGTAACGGTACTAATCAGTTAATTAAGTTTTCTAGACCGGTTAAATTATATATATATGGTACAATTACTATAACAAAAGATAATACAAATTTATATCCTATTAATGGCGATCAATCTATTATTGAAAATATTGTAAATATCATTAATTCTTTAAATGTTGGTGATGATGTAATATATCAATCACTTTATAAAGCAATTTATACAGTAGCAGGTATACAATCAGCTAATATTGAAATCGGGGGTACTTTAATTGAAAACACTGCACCTAGCTTAAGTAGTGCTAATATTAATGTTGGTGCTTCACAGATTGCTTTAACTGATGCTAATAAAATTAATATAGTGATAGCATGAATATAGAGATAATTAATAACCATATTGAACAAGCAAAAGATAGACTTGTTGAACAATATAAATCTACTTATTATTTTAATTCACTAATAGAATCAATAATACAGCCAATCCAAACTTTAGAAAACGAGACATTTAATGTTTATACAAAACGCTGGATAAAAACAGCAGAAGGTCAACAGCTTGATAATTTAGGTAAAATTATTGGTGAACCTAGATTAGGTAGGTCAGATGAAGCTTATAGATCAGCATTAATAATTAAAGTCTATATTAATACAGCATTCGGTCAACCTGAAAGTATTATTAATGTAATACAAGAGATCTACAACGCTGATTCAGTAGAGTATCAACAGGGTCAGACAGCTAGTTTTCAGTTGCATATTATATCAGATTCCATTATAAATAATATTAACGAATTAGTTAAGTCGTTAACTCCTGTTGGCGTAAAATGTTCTATAATAACACAGTCGACAGGTAATGAAGGGTTTAAACTAATTGGAAATAATGTATTAAGTACAAGTAATTATTCTATAAATAATGATAATGATACTTTAGATACTGGCAATGGAAATTTATTAGAAGTAAGTACTTATTCTAGTGGAACATCTGATCAAAATAACGGCTTTGGTGGTGTTATTTTGAATATTTATCCATATGAAGTAGCAGAGGACAACATCTATAATATTGACGGAAATAATAATACATTAGATGTAAGAATATTAAATAATACAGATGATGTGACAATAATAGCTGGTGGTAAACTTGTGAGGATTTTGTGACTGATAGACCTGCTAAACTTCCTGAATGGGCAATGCTTGAGGGAGTAATAGACCCTGTAATACAGCAACCAAATAAGGTTGAGCCTAGCCAAACCATACGTAACGATGGGCAACAAGTAGGTTCTTTTATGGTTGCTCAATATTTCAATTATATAAATTGGTTGTTTTGCGTATGGATTGCATACTTTGACGAAAGATTAAATAAGCCTGAGAGTTACACAGTAGCTAATATGCCTAGTGCCTCGACTCGAGGAGCTGGAGCGATGATATATGTAACTAATGAGACAGGCGGAGCAGTTCCAGCATTTAGCGATGGCAATGATTGGAGAAGAATAACAGATAGAACTATAGTGAGTTAATTAAATGACACAAATAACAGATTTAGTGCAAAGTAATGCTTTCGGTGATGGTGATTTAACATTAATAAGAAAGTCAGCGGCTTTAAACGATACTAGTATAACTTATAGTAATCTATTAAAAAGCTTGGGTAATCCTGCTATTAGTGGATTTAATGCAGTTTCAGAAGCTGCTAATAAACTAACTTTAACAGCTGTTAACCTTGCACCAGTTGATCAATATTTTAATGGGATGAGGGTATCATTTATCTCATCTATTAGTAGCAATGGAGCTGTTCAAATTAAAATTGGCACTTTAGTTTATAAGGATTTATTCCAATATGGGACTACAGAAACATCTATTTTAGAAGCTGATAAATATTATGAAGCTATTTATATAGGTGATAATAACACAGGTAAGTTTTTTCAAACAAACATCTTAACCCCTACTATCTATACTAACGAATATACATCTGTCGGAACTGTTGCTCAAGATGAGCAAAGTACTACATTAGTTCTAACGTCGGCTATAGGTATGGCTAAAAGCTCATATTATACAGGTATGAGCTTATTATTTACTAATGATGTTGATAGTAAGGGCGTAGTATCTGTAAATGTTGATGGATTGGGACTTAAAGTATTAAGAGATAAGTTAACTGATCTAATATCTAATGATCTATTTGAAGGTCAAACTATATTAGCTACATATGATGGAACACAATTTATTAAGCAGAAGTTTGGGAATATTGAGGAAACGCCTGATATTGTAGCGCCACCCCCTCCTGTCAATCCACCTGCTCCACCAGTTGACCCATGGGATCCAAACTATGCTGGTGATCCTGATGATCCAGCTGGTGCTATTTCACCAGATTCAGTCGACTCACAAGGCAGGCGTTTTTTTGAAACTAATGTTTTAACCGTTGGAACTAACGGTAAATATGATAGTATAATGGCGGCTATACAAGATTTAGTTAAAAACTTTGGAAAGGATGGTGCAGGCAAGAGATATGCTATAGTTATTAAAAATAGTTTTGATCAAGCAAAATTAGCTAATACTGCTTTTTCTCCTGCAGAGGCAGACTTAAGCTGGATAAGTATTTTTTCAGAAAATAATTTATTAGTTACTTTTACTGAGACCTCTCCAAATGGTATGGCAGTATTTAGTTGTTTCGCAAGAATTAATCCTATAATTAATTTTAAAATGAGAAAGACAGGTGATAGAGGTACGATACCTGTACCTGTATTATATGTAACTTCAACAGCCAAGATTATTCTTGGTAAAAATTGTGAAATTACTTTAGACGCAACTACTACCTCTACTGAATACAACCATGTATTTGCTAGTGCAAATACAGATGGGTTTTTCCAAATGGAAGCTAAATTTGGTATAAAAATAATATCAAATTATCCATTGTTGCTAAATTCAAATAGGAATACTTCCTTGTTATTTAATAAAGCTAATTTTATTTATAATGCAACTAATGGCTTTATTTTTGATCTAGGAGGCGGTGGCAATGCAGATAATGTAGCACGCTCCTTAACAATGTATAATTCTACAATAACATTTAATAGTCAAAATAATAATAGCAACTATGGATTTGTTCGAATTAATAGTGGAAATCAAGGAAACGGTAAAGTATTAATGCGTAACGTAACTAATACAGCAAGAAGCGGTACAATGATTGGTATCATTGCTAAATCTTGGTGTTCTGTTGTACTTGATAATTGTAATTTTAGAGGTACTGGAGCTAATACTCCTAATGGCTATGATATTATGGTTGATGGCGGAACTGCTCAAAATTCAATACAATTAATAAATGGTACTACTGGGGCATTGAATCAAGCGGAAGGTGTACAGACAAATAAAGGGCTAATATCGAGGGTTGTATAATGAAAACACATTACTACGTAGAATTTTTAGTTGATTCTTTAAAAACAATAATAACTAGAACAGATCTAGATATAAAATATTTAAAATATATCAATTATCATAATACTCACAATGAAGATAACAGAGCTATATTTGCAATACCTTTGACTTGGTACACAGAGAATAAAGAACATAGTATACCGCCTAGTTTAACGCCACAACACAATATATCTAAAGAACTATTACTTGATGGTGTAAGGTTAGCTAAATCACAAGAATTAGCAATTGTATCTGTAGCTGAATATAATAATTATATTAAAGCTGGCGAGAATAAGAAAGACTATTATAAACTGCAAGAAACCGAAGCATTAAACTATCATTATTATAATGGTTATACTTCTAAAATATTAGAAAGTATCGCTAAGAACAAAAATATCACAGTTCCGGAATTAGTAGAAAAGATACTAGCTAAAGTTAATGAGAATCAAAACATAATATTAAATA